AAAAGTCTTACCTCCATCGTCTTTCATAGGCTTACGAGCTAATTGCACAGACACCGATGGTAGATACGTTACAGCCTTACCACCAGGCATATGCTTCTCAAGCGATGGAAACATTGCAGATGGGTCATCATATACATGATTAGTGCAAAGAATGGTGGTTTTGGTAAGAGCACCCATATTGTTGCAAGTCTTAAGTAGGGACTTCATTGCACGAGCTGCACTACCCATATCAGCTGATGTGCTTTCTTTTTCCATTCGATTCATTTCTTGTTGGGATTGAAGGTTACCCAACGAATCAACAGCAATGATAAACTTACCTTCAAGACCTTTTGCCTTCACATTAGTCAAGAATTTGAAAATTGCATTTCGAGTTTCTTCAATTGTTACAGATGGTACATATTTTACCTTAGAAACATCAAGTCCTAAGCGAGTTGCACCTTCCGGATCGATACTGTTTTCAGTATCAAAAATAACTGGAGTTAACCCCTGGCGTTGAGCTCGAGCAAGAATCTTTTGTACGAAAAGAGACTTACCAGTCATTGATTCACCAGCTAAAAGAGTAACTCTACCCTTCGGAATACCACCATCTAATTTACCAGAGATGAGAGCGTTTAACACCATTGAACCTGTATCAATCCAACCATCTACCAGACTAAGAGAGTTCTTATCGAGATATGTTGCATACGGGTTAATTTCATCAATACTATCTAAAGCTGCTTTTAGTTCTTTATCCATACATTTAATATATACCTAAACAAATTAGATCAACAAAAAACCCCACCTTTCGGTGGGGGTTGGCATTGTAACTTTTACTCATCAAAAAGTTTTACAACTTCTGTCTCGTTCTGTGCAATTGGAGCTGGGTTACACATAGATTCATATTGCTGCAGCAAACGTTCATCTAAAGTTGCTTCACTAATTGCAATTGATTCTTTATGGTAGGTCCAAACATTTGTTTCTTTATCACCTAAAAATTCATTGAATAAAAGTGGTAGGGTTTGAACTTGCAACTGACCAGTTTGGCTTGGCTGTACATGCAGAATGATAGGCTTGCTTAAGCGCAAAATAGTATCTGATTCAGATGCAACAGTACCAATAATAAAACGACCAATGTGGTCAATAATAAGTTTAACTTGTGATTTCATACTTTAAATATAGCTCGTTAATAATAAAATCAACCAAATAAATCAAACAATTCTGTTTGTACATTATCTTTTGGTTTTCTAATTCGCCAATTCACCGCTTCATAAAAACGTTCAATTGCTTGGAACAAAATCTTATCAAACATTGTATCATAGTCAATTTTAAAATATTGATTGAACTCTTCAGGGAATTCATTTTTAAAAGCTATAGATTCAATCATGTATTTGTTTGGTGTTTCAACATATAGATATCTTACCTTTTCACCAGAAGAAAGCTTTTCATATTTCTTATCGAGCTTCAATTTATCTAATAATAGATTATGGTAATAACTTGATTTGACATGCAATGGCATGGACTTTGTTGTATCAAAGTCACTACATTTAACTGCATACTTTTCGTACCCCTTCAATCCCATAACAAATGCAACATCTTGAATTGAAAGTCCTTTGAAAATATCATACGTCTCATTCAGTACTTTATTTGTTTCAGCTTGAGATTTTGTTAACAACATTGTCTCAATTATTTTCTTTGCGTACGGTTTGATTGCATTAGGCATTGTAGTTCTTACAACCTCAACACCAGTATACTTAAACTTATCACATGCAATACCTTCATCATCTAAAACATGTAATACATATCGTTTTTTCTGCAAAAATAGACCAACATCACCGATACTTTCACGTTTGAAAACAAATCTACAATCTTTAGAATTTAAAGTTTTTGTACCCCAGACTTTAATCTTTGCATTAAGATAGTTTTCAATATTTTGTACGATTTCATGAGTATCTTTAGTCAGTTTATTATTTTCATCTGTAAATGATAACCCCGTTTTAAACAATGACTTAATTGAAACATATGAGCTGTCCGTATCATTATAAATGATTGCTTCCTCAAGTTCTTTGTCTGTGATGTTTGGTAATTTTTCTTTCAAATATTCTTTGATAAGTGTATTCGATTCTTTAATTACCGCTTGACCAGTTAGTGTAACAGAAGCTGCAATATCGTCATCCCCAATAGGAGCTTGTTTATTACCAAAATATCCATAACAGCTGTTGATAAGCACTTTCACACACATCTGATGTGCATTCAGTTTAGCAACCATATCTGATACTCGTTTATAATCAGCAGTACCCTTTTTGAGTTTACTTAACTCAACTTTATATTTCTGAAGTTCTTTTTTAATTTCAACACGTTTGTTATAAAAGTGATCCACAAATAATGGCACAACTCCTTTAAACTTTTGAGTAAATAAAAAGTTAGCTTTTGTTATTGACAACTCTTCTGCTTTAATTAATTCTATAAATCTTTCTTTTGTAAAATTAAGAGTTTTACCACTCACATGTTTAATTGTAAATGTACCATCATCATTTTTACTAAACTTACCAACCTTTGTTTCTGGTGATAAATTAAGTGAAATCATCACATTAGGATATAGTGAATTTGCATCAAAAGAAATTACCTTTTCTTGAAACCCACCTCGAGGTTCAGCTACATATGCTCCTGGATTTGTGCTATCCGGATCATTACGAATAAACGTTGAAATTATTTTACCAACCTCACGAGCTTTAACACATAAAGCTCCATTGATAACAGATAACGTACCCATCGCTTGTTCAAACGTACACAAACCTGCATAGGATAACATTCTTAATAGATTTACATATTGTAACTTTTCTTCAAGACGAACAATAATGTTAACGTCTTGAACGTTATAATCGATAAATGTATCCCAATCTGTATCAGTTAGTTGAGCTAGTGTCATACCGTTCAATCCAACTTTCTTTTCACCAAGTTCAATTTCACCGATATTATCAAGTTTATAACTATCACGTTCTTTAAAGCAAAACCGTTTATAAATATCTAAGTAGTCAAGAATAGAAATACCGTCAATATAATAACGACGTTGCTGTCTACCGAACTTACCGATAATGTCTCTATAATGAACATTACCAAGTGGTGAAAGATCTTTAGTATATTCCTCACCCAAAACTCGCGTACAACGATTAATAATATACGGTATGTCAAAAAATTCCGAGTTCCAACCCGACATAATATCAGGATAATCTTTTTTAAGATATTCGATAAACTTTATAAACAGTTCTTTTTCATTTTTACAATGAGTATATTTTATCGATTTATTTGACCCAGTATATGGTTTGATTCCAAATGTATTGAACGTTTTTGTTAAACTATCATAGCATGTAATAACAGTTACTTCATGCGTTGGGTCTTCAGGATTTGGGAAGCTATCAACCGAATATGTTTCAATATCCAAAAAACAAATCTTAATTGGATGCTGTGTAAACTCTGCAGTTTCATTTTCTTTCCAAAACGTATCTAATAGATACTGCTGAACTGGTGGTAAATTTTCAAACACACGCCGAACACCTCCATCGCGTAAAAATTTACTACGCTCATAACTATTTCGGAATACTTTTTTCTTCAACTTAGTATTATAAATTGAAGTAAATTCGCCTTTAGCGTCTTCCAAATACAAATACGGGTCGTGAGATACAGTATACCTTACACGCTTACCATCTTCATCCCAAGTAAAGAGCTCTACACACCTGTTAATATTGTTATAATAACAATTACGATACGACATAATATGGAATTATATACACTAATTCCATTTTTTCAAGTATTTTCGTTCAGAACTATTATATGGTGTCATATAAGATTCATATACACAACCAACATTTTCAGCACTTTCTAAGAAACGTGTTTCTCCAATCTTTCTCATTTCAGTAGACATTACCCGATACTTTGGTTTATTTTTAAGCGTGGATGCAATTTTTTCTAATAATTCTTCACCACTATTAAATTTTAACATTGCGTCTTTATAAGTGCAAATATCTTGACAAATCACAGGTATGCCTAAAATACATGCTTCAATATATTTGATGTCAGATTTAGCTCTATTGAATGGATTATCCTGTAAAGGAGCAATCATCAAATTAATATTCAAATCGTAAATCTTTTTAGGATATGCATATAAAGGTTGCCATGGATGAAATTCAATTTCACCTGATTTAACATATGGTAAGAGTGGTGGTGGGAATGCACCCATAAATACCCACTGATATTTGTGGCGTGTATCAATTATAGCTTTTACAACATGTTCAAAATCATCTTTACCGCCTGTTTTATTTTCAACATCATAGT